CTGCTTCGTCACACACAAAAGTAGTAAGCCCCTGTATGGATTTTAACTTTGCCGTTTGATTTCCTGAAGATGTTCTGATACCCCTAAACATAATTACACTATCTGAAAAGGTATTGATAATGTCTTTTTTAGTTATATCAAAGAAATCATTAGTTCCCTCTAAATCTATCTTTTCTTGAAATTCAGGAATGACCGATATATCTGCTGAAGTCATTGTGTATCGGCTGTACAGCATCTTATGTCCAGATTCGAATGAAAGCCTTTCTATAAACGTACCAACATTAAAACTTTTAGCACTTCCACGACCACCGGTTATGAGAGTTATTAATTTATCCGTGTTATTATACAACGGATTATATACTTCTTGAGTTTTAATGTTAAACACTATCATTTCTTTTTTGATCTAGCTTTTATCCACTCTTGAACAGGGATACTCCCTTTTACATTCAATGTACTTTCTTGTTTTTCAGCAAGACCTAATTTGCGAGCTATTATATTAGCATTAAAGGCTCCTACAGTAGCCCCTTCCAGCTGCTGAGTTTCTATTACAGATTCTATACGTGCAATGACCGACAAAAAATCTTCATGATTAGCTTTCTTAAATTCCCTCCAGAAAGTTTCACTAGCATCACAATATAACATTAGACCACTAAGTGTATATGGCCGCTGTGTAGGCGATTCCTCCTTTTCCTTTGTCTTTCCTTTTGTTTTATTCTTAACAACTCTCCAAGGGTTCTTATCGCACCACTCAAAATATTCACAAGCAGCCTCCCATAACAAATCAGGGGTGGCAAATAACATGTCACGCCCATGCTTGCTTCTTAACTTCCAAAATTGATTTCCTTTTGGTGCTGCCATCTCTATTTATTAAAAATTAAACCCTCATCTCTTAGATGAGATACAATTTCACTGTAAATATACTCTATATCCTTCCGAAACCCTTTATAATTATTGTAGAGAACGACCACAGTTTCAATATTGTGGGAAATAAATGTCTTATCGCTGATATTTACCGATTCTGCAATCTTATCCCGAAGCCCCCTAGGCATTCTCCCCCCTGCTAGAACACTAGGAGCATACAGGAATAAAATGATGAATATGAACTTTTTTCTGTTATGAACACTGTCTTTGTATCCCGGACAATCCCTTAAGTTGTTTATTTCACAAAACCACTTATATATGGATGGGATATAGTCCAGATCAGACACGATAGGAGCAGATAATTCAGATTCTCTTTCCGACAATCTTGATTTCTGCTCTCTTATTGATTTTAATTCTGAAATTTCTGAAAACATAGCACATTTATTTAAAGTTAATAGTATATTTGTACTATGAATTGAGGAAAGAGGACTTATCTGGTGGTTCGGGTGGTCCTCTTTTTATTTTGTCCTTCTTCCCCATACACATGCATTGTACAGTGCATAGGCATACATCTTAAGTTCCCTGCTGTTGCTTATATATTCCACATTCATTGCTACTTTAAAGCAATCAGCTAGAAGGTTGTTGTCTATTTCTTGTTTCATGATTCCTCCTTCCTATT